ATCCAATTCGAACTGAAATAAAACAAGAGGAGAATGATAATATGGAAGTTAAAACTGAAGAACAAATTCGCGCAGAGGTAGCCGCAGCTGTAGCAGCAGAGCGCACTAGAGCTATTGAAGAGGAACGCACTAGAACCTCCGGTATCCGTAGTCTTATTGCAGGGATCAAGGAACGTATGCCTGATTTGAAAATCAACGAGGATGAAATGATTCGCTCGAATATCACAGTTGAAGAAGCTACCAAGCAGGTATTAGAAGCTGTAAGGGTATATATGCCCGCAGTTCCAACAAAACCAAACGTCGAAATCACTCTTGATGAAGCTGATAAGTTCCGCAGTGCTGCTGAAGATGCTCTAATGATGCGTTCCGGTGTAGTTATTTCTAATCCAGCCCCAGGAGCCATCGAATTACGCGGATATTCACTATTCGACATGGCAAGCGAATGTCTGGAACGTAGTGGTGAAAAGGTACGCGGCAATGATAAGCGGTCAGTAGCTGACAAAGCATTATTCGGAGGTGGCCAGAGAGGAATTTCATTAAGAGCGCAAGGAACGTCCGATTTCCCCAATATCCTAGCTAACGTAGCTAACAAAGTATTGCAAAAAGCTTACGTGGAAGTACCTACGACTTATCAAAATTGGGTTAATTTTGCTGACGCTGCCGATTTTAAGGAAATGAGCAGACCACAATTCTCAGAAGCTGCTGACCTTGACCAAATTAATGAGTTTGGTGAATATAAATCTGCTGAATTTACCGATACGGCAGAAAAATATAAGGTATTGACCTATGGTAAAAAATTCGTAGTCAGTCGCCAAACTATCATCAATGATGACTTGAATGTTATTTCTCGTATCCCTGCATTGTTTGGCTCAGCCGCCGCCAGAAAAGTTAATGCATTAGTATATGCCATCTTGACTGGAAATCTTAAAATGGCTGATGCTGTTGCTCTTTTCCATGGTGATCATAGTAACCTTGCGGGGACTGCTGCCGCTATAACAACGGATTCTTTAGGCGACGCACGTACTGCAATGCGTAAACAAAAAGCATTAAAAGGCAAAGCAACGCTGAATATTGTTCCTAAATTCCTTATCATTCCTGCTCAGTTAGAAATGGCAGCGTTGAAGGTAATTAAGTCGGCGTTTGATCCTAAAGGTACCAATAGCATTACTTATAATCCATTTACGGAGCTAACTCCTATTGTTGATGCTGCGCTAGATGCAAGCTCTTTAACTGGTTGGTTCTTGGCCGCAGATCCATCGCAAATTGATACCGTGGAAGTCGCGTTCCTGAATGGTCAACGATCCCCATACCAGGAGCAACGTATCGGTTTTGATGTTGATGGACTAGAAATGAAAATTCGTATTGATGTAGGTTGCAAGGCCCTTGATTATCGTGGTCTTTATAAAAACGCTGGTGTTTAATCACTAGCGTTTTATTTATTAAAAAAAATGGAGGAATTTATAAATGTCAAAACAAGCAACTTTTATTCTGGAAGGCAAGACAGTCGATTATACAGCTACTGCTGATATCGTAGTTGGTCAGGTAATCCCTGCAGTTACGGCAATTGCTGTGGCAAAAACGGATATTGCAAATGGGGCAACTGGTTCTGTCGGAATTACAGGCGTTGTTGAAATTGCCGCAATTAATAGCGTGGCATTTTTGTTTGGCGATCAACTGTATTGGGATGATACCGCCAAACAACTAACCAAAGTAACGACGAGCAATACTCCAGCTGGGAAATGTGTATTACCAAAAGCAACAACGACTACTACGGCGCAAGTTAAAATCGACTGGTAATTTAGAGGGGCGTAAAGCCCCTTATTTTTTAAATGAGGTGAAAATATGCCATTAATTAATTTCCAGAGTGATTTAAAAGGGATTGACCCAACGGCAAATACAGTCAGTAATGGCAAAGTACGAGCTTATTTTAACGCTACTAGTAGTGGAATTGTAACACAAAGTGGTGCAATATCCAGCATATCGGTTAATTCGCCAACAAATGTCACTGTAACATTTATTAATACTATGATGGGTATTGATATTAAATCCCTTGATAGCAATACAACTATCACAATCAACGGAATTGGCCCCATACCAATAGATACTGGTGGATATTCGGCAGACTTTGACCCGTTTACAAACGTGATAATTGGATTTACTAATGGGTTTGAAGCTGAGGTGAGGGGTTAATGGCGGGGTGGGAAAATACAGGGAGTGGTGGAGGAACTGGTACTCCAGGTGCGACTGGCGCACCTGGTGCGGCGGCAACAATAGCCGTAGATTCCGTTATTACAGGTGCGCCCGGCAGTTCGGCAGCGGTTGTTAATGTAGGTACGAGCAGCGCGGCGGCGTTAAAATTTACGATTCCGAGGGGTGACACTGGCGCGGCCGGCAGTGCGGCCACTGGCGGGTTAGTATATAAGGGCGTTTATGATTCAGCTAGTTTATATGTGGTTAATGATATTGTTAAATTCAATAGTTATATGTACATATGCAAAATAAACACAGTTACTAATAATCCGCCGATTAATATAACATCACAAGCAGCTACCATGTCTGCATCTCCTTTTGGTACCATACCGGCAACAAGTTATAATGGTGTAAAGGCAGAGGTCGCGGTTAACTCGAATCTACCTGTTATATTTAACTTTACTTATGTTGCTAATAGATATTTTAGTTCAGTTAATTTGTTTGATGATACTGATTATCCTACTTATGGTGGCAGTGGGGTAGCTGGTGTGACTGCAACATTAGATGGAGTTGCTAAAGCTGTCACTGGTGCTTATGATGCTACAAATAAATTATATAAGATTGATATACCCGCTGGTTCATATGGAAAATTATTATCGTTTACACTCTTAGGGTCAGGGGCTCAAATAATTATATCTGAGATAGAGATATATGAAAAATTAGCAGCATACCCCAATATTGATACATCTCATTGGGACGTACTTGCTTATTGTGGTTCTAAGGTAGACGACATGTGGGCGCAAAAATGGACTGAAAAATTTATCTTAAACAATCCGGCCGACGCGTATGTTTCGCCAAGTTTGCCGTTAACGCGAAACGGAACAATGGCGACAATGGATTTTTACGTAACAGGCACGACGGCCAGCGCGACGACAATCACGGTTAAGCAGGGTGCGACGACGGTCGGAAGTATATCATTATCCACTGCAGGAAAGTCTACGCTAACATTTGTAACGGCCGTAACAGGTTTAGCGGATGATTTGTTTACCTATACGGTAGGAGGTGCAGGACTAGCGGCGTGTGTGGTGGTTTGTAATCAGAAGTGGGTGAATCGATAATGGCAAACATTATTAGTCAAGCATCTCTCTATACTTATGTTCCAGGTGGGCTCACTACTCAAAATTTCCCCGCTGCATTATATGACGGATTGCTTTCTACATGGACCGTGGCTGTTTGGGGGCAAGGTAGCGGGGTTCTTGCTAATTTTGCGACTTCTCGAAACATATATAAGGTAATAATCAGGGCTGCCACAGATGGTACTTTTTTTAATAAAATGTCAGTTTTAATGAGCAATACACTTTTAGGATCTTGTGATTCCGCTGGTCATTATAACGCCAATCCCGCTATTATAGAATTTACGCCAGTTATGACAAATTCTATAAAAATAATACTTGATAATAGTCTCGGTACGACTCAAAAGTTTGCGGAAATTGAAATATACGAGGTCGATGTTGCTATACCTTTAAAAATAATTCAAGCAATGTCATGTGGCACATAAGGAGGCGATCACCATGTTTATTCATGGTCAATCACGAGCCGATGGGCTTATTTTTTTATATCCGAGGTGATTAAATGTCCCTAAAAACTCAAATCATAGCCGACACACAAATTTTCCTCAACACCGATGAATTTGCTGAACAAATCATATATAACGGCGCATCCATAACGGCCATCATCGAAATTGGCGAGACGAATACCAAAGGTAATAGTTATTCAAGTGACGGTCATTCAGATCAGGGTTTTGCTGAGATATCTGTAATAGACATACCTAACCCGCAAGAGGGCGACGATATTATCTGCGAGAATGGTAAGCATTGGCGAGTTGCAAGAATAGTTGAATCAGATATTGCAATGCACCGACTCGCAATTATTGCCAATGAGGGGGCGATCTCGTTTTGAGTAATGTAATTATAAATAACGAAGCGTCTCCTTTTTTTGATTGGCTTGCAACTGATGACACGTGGAAGCGTAGAGCTATGAAATCCCTTGGTTTTATGATGCAAAAGGAAATCAAGGCCGGTATAAAATCCGGCGCCCCTGGTGGTAAAAAATATAAAAAACTAATGCCTGATAATTATCGGACCGTTCTTGATATAGGAGTGCGGGGAATAGGCCAAGAGCAACAGCATGATTTCATGGGTAATATTGCTAAAGCTGTTGGTTATCAATATAAAGACGACATATTAAATGTTGGTTGGTTAAGCCCATCTGCCGTAAGGTTTGGATCAATACAAGAGTTAGGAGATATAAAGATTGTCACGCAAAAAATGCGTGATTATTTTTTTATGGTTGGCGTTCCGTTAAGTCCCAGTACAACTGTATTACATATTCCTGCACGTCCCACATACGAACCGATGAAAAAAGTATTAGAGCCAAAAATGTCTCCATATTTAGAACAAAAAATATTAGAATACATGTCTGGTAACATGGAAACGACAAAAGAATCAAAACGTCGAAGAAAATATGTAGTGTACGGGTGATGTGATGCAAACAATAAAATTAACAGACATTGATAAAAAATGGGCGCAAGCATTGGAGTATTCAGCGGCGATCAATGCTTTTTGCATGGATAAATACAGCAAATTGCCAACAATTTATCTTGGTTTTGACGGTAAAAATATGCCAAAGGAAAGTGATTGCCCTGTAATTATCTTAGCCCCTGGCAATAAAACCGAGGGGCTAGAACAGTCGAATCATACGTTTTATAAATTCATTCGCTGGTCAGTGGCTAATAAAAATATCACCAAGATTGGCAATATTATCAGTTATGACGGTGAAATTGAATCAGATGAACTTGGCCAGTTAATCTACAAGGAATTGGCAGAATTGAATCCTGACATGCCAATTTCACAGGTCGATATTGATATAAATGGGACGCACTTCTTCCCGCAATTCCCTGGGAAAATGGACATTCAGTTAGATTTGGAAGTCCTTATTGGGGCAGAAACAGATTATTAGGAGGTAACATATTATGCAAGCAAGAGGATCAAAAGCGCAGGTGCTTATCGATTTCGAAACAGTTTTTAATACGTTAAACACTACACCTGCCGCAATAAAATTACCGGTCCACAGTAGCAAATTACAATCAAAACAAAATATGGTTGAATCTACTCTGATCACAGGCTCACGTAATGCTACGGCTCCAGGGTTCGGAAATATTAACGTATCAGGAAGTATTGAGGTTCCTGTAGATCAGATTTACATGGGGTATATTCTTAAAGCCCTGCTGGGCGCACCTGTGACTACAGGAAGTGCAGCCCCATATACTCACGTTTTTAAAATGTCAGATACCCAACCATCATTGACCATCGAAAATGGTTTTACTGACATTGGAGTTTACAATGTTTATACAGGATGTAAAATCAATAAATTCGCTATCAGTTTTGGCGGCGATGGTGAACTGAAATGTTCACTTAATTTCCTAGGCTGTAAAGAAATCATTGGTAATGCCAGTATAGATGCTACACCAACATCATATTCACTGAAGCGGTTTGGTAATTTCCAAGCAACATTAAAAGAGGGCGGTGCCAATGTTGCGGTTGCCACTAGTGTTGATACGAGTATCGATACTGGTCTTGACGGTGACACGTATGTTCTCGGAGGCGGTGGATTCCGACAGTCGATAAATGAAGGCGTTGCCAATATTTCAGGCACAATTAAGGCGTTCTTTGAGAATTTGACCCTGCTCAATAAGGCAATCAATGGCACGGAGTCAAGTGTCGAAATAAAATTGGCCAAGTTAACAAACAGCTTGACATTTTTATACCCGGAAGTGATTTACGAACGTAATTCACCCGGTATTGACGGACCTAAAGGTGTTTCTATCGATCTGCCATATCGGGCTTACTATGACGACTCTGCGGAGGGTAGTTCGTTAATTGTTACCTTGGTTAATGACCACCCATCATATGTATAAAAATAAAATTTAAAGGCGGTATAAATAAATGGAATTAAAAGCAAGATCATTAACAATCGGAGAAATTAAATCACTCAGATCCGCAGGTGTTGATCCAATTTATGCAGAGGCTACACCTGACAAGCCTCTGGATTATCTTAAGCTGGATGCTGATTGCAATGAGAAGATTATTGCAATCGTATTAGGCGATGATATCCCTGACGATACACCATATGGCGACCTATATAAATTTGCCAACGATTGCTACAAACTAACCTACGGCAAGGAATTAGAAGTAAAAAACTCCTAGCAGTTTGGGGTTGGCTCGTTGAGTGGTCAGAGTATTGTAGTGACTGCAAGGCGAACCAAAAACAAACTGGAAAAAAAGAAAATTGCCAAACATGTGAGGCGTTATGTCCCAAATTAATACAGGAAAATAAAGAGGCCTGGCAATTATGGACAGCTACCAGGACTCAGTGGCGTACAAGTTTTGGCGGTATAGTCGGCTTAGATTATACCGCCTTATTAAATGTTGCAGGGATCTATGCAATAAATGTTAATCCTGGTATGATGCGTAAAATTAAAGCATTGGAAAACTACGAATTAGAACGCTGTGCAAAGGAGGGAAAGAAAAATGGGGGCAAATGAGGTAAGAATATCAGTAACATTGCAGGATATGGCCAGTCAACAATTTCAAAAATTATCACAGGCTGGCATAGATACCTCAGAAAAAATAAAAACCTCCTTTGCCAGTATTTCCAAGGGAATGAATATATCCCGGTCAAAAGAAGAAATGGTCGGAGTAAAGTTCGGTGCTGATTCCGATCAAGCTCGAACGGCTGCTGTAACAGGTCTTAATCAGCGTATTGATATGCAAAAAGAAAAATTGATATTGCTTAATAGTACTTTAGAGACTACAGCTACAAATTACCGCGCAACTAGTAACGCGGCGCAGAAGTTTATTACGGAGATCGAGAGAGAAGAACTCGCATTGACCAAGATGCAACAACAACTCAGGGCGGCAAATGCCACTCAGATTATGACGCCAAAATTACAGGCCATTGATAAATTATCATTCGGTAAACAATCCTTACAGACTGATATGCAAATTAAAATGACAAAATTTGACGATGGCTCATTGAAAAGTTATACCGCTCAATCTCAGTTTTTAAATCAAATTATTGCCAAACAACGAGAAATTGTGACAGCAACGAATTCGGCTCATCAAGCCAGTGCTGCAATTAAGGGTAGGGATGCCGCTGAAACACAAAAGCTCCAGCAACGACTACAACAAGAACAGCTAACCTTGGCGCAATTAGAAAAACAGCTACGGCTAAACGCAACGGCACAAAACGGCATGACAATGGGATTTGGCGATAAGATAGGCAATATGAGAATGCAACTTGCTACATTATTTAGCATATTAGCAACAGGTGGAGGATTATTTACTTTTGTAAAGTCTGCTATTGACGCTGGGAATGCGGTATATATATTATCAGCCAAGATGCACATGAGCGTAGAAGAAGCTGTAGGATTAAATAAAATATTAAAAATGTCTGACATTGACTCGCAATCATTTATCACAACAATGATCAGGCTTGATAAGTCAGTTATGGACGCTGGATCAGGTGGTAGTTTAGTTACTAACTCGCTGAAAGAATTTGGCATATCACTGACAGACCAAACAGGTAAACTTTTACCATACAACCAGCAGTTAGAGCAATTGGCAAAAGGATACCAAGAAGCCGCGAAAACGGGGCAGGAAGCAGAATTCGTCTCGCAGACTCTAGGGCCAAGAGGAGCGTCATTAGTACCGTTATTACAGCAGTATAATGATTTGGCGGAAGCCGCTGCTAGGATAAAGACAACTACCTTATTGGACCCTAAAATGGCGCATGAAATGTCCATTGAAATGAAAGTGCTGAATGGCGAAGCAGATCAACTGAAAATGGCATTTGGAGCGGCATTACTACCTGTAGCAAAAGAGGTTGCTCCTGAAGTTATTGACGGATTACAAAAAATGGTTGAGAAAATAAAAGAAAATAAAGTCGAGATAATTGACACGGCTAAAGGCTTCATTGAATTGTCAAATGATGCAATTGGCGCTCTGAAAGGCATTGTAGGTGCAATAGCTCCAGTGATTGCAGGTTTTGAAAAGCTAAATAATATAACTGGCGGTGGTGCCGGAGAAGTAGCAAAAACAGGCATTGAAATATGGGCGGTCAATAAAGGCATCGTATCTTTAGCGGGTGCATTAAAATTACCCATACCAATTTGGGCAAAGTTGGCAGTTGCCACTAAAATAGCTACAGATAGTCTAATTGACTATATAAAAGCTAAAAAAGAAGCGGAAGATATTAAAGCATCTAAAGATTTGGGGCAAACACCCGATAAGGATAATGCTAAAATTCGCAAAAATAAATTCACCGGAAAGATCGAAAAAGAGACCTTGGTTGATCAAAATATAGCACCCTTTACTAAAGAATATTACAATGAAAAATTCGGTGATATACCGAAAGTAAAACGTTGGGCAGAGGTTAGTGCTGAAGAACTCAAAGTAATTGAAGATAACACAAACAAAGAACAATTAGTAATAGCCCGGCGTAAGCAGCTTGAATCAATAGTAGAAGAAAGCACGGGGAAACCCCTCACCAAAGATGTTATCGATGAAAAAATAAAAGATGAATTCGATGATAAATATTCCACTGAAAAATGGAAAGCTGGACAAAACGCTAAAACAGAACAGAAAAAATTATTCGACAAAGAAGCTGCCGACACCGAAAAATCTCTCCAATCAGAATTGTTTAAACTCACCCATTCGGAAAATGAAAATGAGATCCACGATCTTGATGGAAAATACAAGACATTTAAGGAAAAACTTGGCGACAGCATAACTTTAACCGAATGGGCCGCTGCTTCACGGGCTAAAATTGAAGAAAAATACGCCGAGAAACAGCAAGAAATGCAAGATAAAATATTTAAACTGAGTCACACTCAAAGGCAAAATGAACTGCTTGATATTGAACGTGAATCCGAAAAAAATAAAAAGCCTAATAGTGGCTATGATCCCGGTATGGCTGATCAATTAGCCGCTGCACAACGAAAGAAAGTTGATGAAGACGCTCTAAAGCAGCAAAAAGATATTTCCGAAAAAACTTATAAATTGAAACATACCGATACTGAAAA